TCTATAACTTGAAAAAATAATCTAATTTCTAGATTAAATGGCGTCAAGCCTTTAAACTAAGCACTTTGGGGCGCTTTCCCTTAGTGCTTTTTCTAATTTTACTACCCTTTTAGTTACCCTTAACTGATTTTAGGTATAGTAAGAGGGTAGTCACTAAACGTGACACCCTTTATAAATTATTGATGGCTGTTTCATAATTTGAGACAGCTTTTTTTGCATTCTCTTGGTTTGTATGCCAGTAAACATTTTCAGTCATTAATAAGTTAGAGTGTCCCAATCTGTATTGGACATCTTTAGGGCTAGTCTGAGCGTACAACATCATAGTGGTATGTGTATGGCGGAAACCGTGGAATGATACATTCGTTACACCAGCGTTCTCAAAATGCTTATTTAGGCGTTTGCGTAGGTTGCAAGCATAAGCATATTTTTCAGTAAATGCTGAGAATACAACTGTTTCAGTTCGGCCTAATTTCCAAGACTGAATTTGTTGACGATTTTTGTATTGTTTAAGTAAAAGTAAGGTGGTTCTGTCTATTGGTATATCACGATAACCAGCGCTTGATTTAGGCGAATTTATTTCTTGATAGCGGTTTAGTGTCTTATTGATACTGATTACACCGTTTTCTAGGTCAATATCAGACCACTCAAGGGCTAAGGCTTCACCGATACGGCAACCAGTGGCCAATAAGGTTTTATACAGGACAACATCAAATAAATTTTCATAATTTGATTGATCCAGAGAATCTAAATAATCAAGAAACTGTTTTAATTCTTTGTTATCTAAGTATTTTACAGTTGACTTTTCTTTTTGCTGTTTGCGTGGAACGATGACATCATTAGCGGGGTTATATTGTATTACCTGAATAGCTACACCATATTTCAAAATACGCTTATTCATGTTATGAAGTAAGGAGTAATTAGCAAATGCCCCTTTTTCGCCCCTATTAGCCTTGTCAGCCCATTTATTCACTTGTTGTTGAAGAATAGGCGTGGTCAGCTTATCTAGCTTGTAATCGCCAAATACAGGCAATAAATGAACTCTAACCAATCCATCCATAGATTGACGAGTATTGGGCTTAACTGTATTCTTGTAACTATCCCACCAAACTTTTACCAGTTCTTTGTATGTTGTGATTGTTGGCTTATCTTTAACTGTGTACCCGTTAGAAGCAAAAGCGTTAATGGCCTCTCTAGCTTTAATTTTAACACCTGTTTTTGTTTTGGCCGTTACCGTAGTTCTAGCTTTCTTTCCAGTAAGTTTATCAACTCCAAGATACACGCTTGCTCGGTATACGGTAGTACCGTTTTTCTTTTTGTATTCTGTAATCTTCATGGTTTTTACTCCTTTTCCATCAGCAGGCAAGCGGATAGGTTAAGTTTTGAGTTTATACCATGCGAGGGGCTACGAGAATGCCTTTATTTTCGTTTGTTTTAGGTGTGACGATATTTTTATAGCTGAGCTATAAAATTGATTAGAGAGCGTTTTAGGGGTTATTTTGTTAAAGAGTTTTCAACGCGTTCTAGTTCGTCTAAGAAATCAAGGAGAGCAAGTGATATATGGTTCATTTCAGAGGCATATGAGCCAGGTTTAACCCGACCATATTGGGATAGCCGGCTAAAAATATTTTCTACAAATTTAATAGCTATTAGTGTATCGGTTTTTATTTTTTTAACTTCTTCAATATCTTTCAAAAAATTAAGGTTTTTTTGTAAATATGGGGAGCTCCTGGAGTCATATACTTTTTGTTCCTCATCTGTTCCAGTCATAATGAGTTCGATATCATCTTTATAGCCTAAAAGGTAACCAACAGGAACATCAAAAAAATAGGCAATATATTCCCAAACACTCTCATCTCTAGGCGAACGTTTACCGTTTTCGTAGTAGGATAGTTGGCTGTCGCTTATTGTGACTCCGTATAGTTCATTAAGTTTTTGGCTTAATTTTTTAAGTGATATTCCGTTTTGTTTTCGCAGTTGTTTTAATCTGTTTTTCATACTCTAACTACCTTTCAAAAATGATTATAGCATAAAATGATAATGATACACAAAAAAATATTATCAAAATGTCAACAAAAACACTTGAAATAATCAAAATGACAGTGTATACTAATATTACTATCAAATTGATAGCAAAAAAAACAAATAAAGGAGGTGCTTTATGCTGATTACTATAGAAATAGCGGAAAAGATACGAGCAAAGAGGGGAAAGTTAAGTTTGACTAAAAGTCAGACAGCTACAGCCCTGGGGATTGCTAGGTCGACATTATGCAAGATTGAAAGCGGAAATTACAAAGCTCCAAAGCGTATCTATGAGGCAGTTATGAACTGGCTAGTAGAAGATTTATAAGATTTCTTGCTACCTTTCACTAGTTGAAAATCAAGTAAATTCATAGAAAGGAGCGACTGATCGCAATACTACAATACATTTACAGATTTCTCATGTGGTGCTTTACCACTGGGGATTGACAACAAAAAAGGAGAAAAGAAATGAACTTTAAAGAATTTAAAACATGGCTAGATGATGCCGTAAGCATGGCGGAAGCTATGGGACTACCTGAAAATAAAGCAGTACTTGACGACTTAATAGAAAATACGGCCAATAACCTAGCTTTTATCGCTGAGTTAGTGGAAAGCCGTCAATTGATTTATAGAAAACCTAGACATGAAGATTAAAAACGACAACAAAAAAAGTCACTTGCTGAAAGTTTGGCGACCGAAGCAAGCGACAGAATGAGAATATAGATATTTTTCTATATCTCCATTATAACAAAAATCAACTATTCAATCAATAACAACAAATGGCAGGCAAGCGGATAGGTTAGTTTTTGAGTAGTAGGTGCTGACAAGGCGAATCTAAGGCCTTGTTTAGCGAAAATGTGGGTGATTATCCACGAAACAACGCTAGAACAATAGCAAAAATACTGTATAAGAAACGACAATTAAAAGCCCATCAGGGCAATTACACAAACACAGAAACAGAGGAAAAAAACATGGCAGAAACAACATACGAGAATTTAACTAGACGTATAGACAGAATTAGTGCAGAAATGCGAGAAATTAGCGAAGAAAATGGCCTAAGAAGCCTTTCTTTATTGGCAAGTCAGACAAAATCCATCAAAGAAGATTTATCCCGTTTACTTTGGATTGAACTTCCTGAATTGAATGAACGCCATAAAATCGAAGCGGTCTCTAAAAGCACTACGGGAATGCTTTTCCACCCTGGTATTTTTGAAATGGATGCTATGCGACAAGCCTTCTTTAAACGCCAAGCTAAGCACTTTTTTGACAACGAAGCAGAGCAACAGGCATATATAGAACATGCTGAAAAGGAGTATTTAGAGGCTACTATAACCTTAAAAGATATTCTTTTTAATTCTAAAAATGCTAATCGGGAAGTAAGTAAAGATCATCTTATAGAGAAGTTTGAGGAGGCAATGCAATGACACTTGACCTAGACAATATGACACAAGCAGAATTTGATGAAGTAATAGCTGACATCAAGGCAACACGCCCGAACCTCTTTCAGTTTATCGCTGATTTTGTAGATCGAAAAGTAAGCACCGAGGAGGTGGGCGACTACCTGAAGATGGAACGAAGTGACCAAGTGGACTACATCAAAAACTATAAGGCGAGGGCATAACATGAATGAACTAGATTTGACCAACACACAGGCAATTATCTTTCCTATGGTACTGATTGTTTTACTGGTTTATCTAAACCGCCTAGACCGCCAAAAAAGCGCTAAAATTGAGCGAGAAAGTAAACAGACGATAGAAACACCTAGCGAGGGTTTAAACCCTGATTATGGGCGTTATATTCAGCTAACAGGCAAAAGATACAATTAGAACGAGGAGAAATATGACAAAAGACAAACATTTTGACCTTGCAAAATCACGAGCAGAAAACTTTGGTCAGTGGTTAAATGAGGCTTTTCAGACTATGCTAGATTTTTCCCTGGAAGATAAATTTGATTGCTACAGTATCGAGGAAAAAAATCAGCTAGAGCGAGTATTAGAAACACTAACAGATTTTTCTGATATGTGGGATAAGGGACAGATTATCCTAATCAGCAAAGAAAGGGAGGTAACAGAATGACACTATTTTCAAGAGAAACAGAACTAGAGTTTCTAGGAAAGATTGATGATCATTTACATAAAAGGATGGAACTGGAAAAGCAACGTGATGACAACTGGGACATAATTTCTAGACCTGACTTACTCAAAAAACTTGGAATAAGTGGTACTACGTTAAATAATTGGGAGAAAAAAGGTTTGAAACCTCTCCGTTCACCATTTGAAAGTAGTAAGAAAGTTTATTACCGCAAGAGTGATGTTTATAATTTTCTTGCAGTAGATTAGGAGGGGTAATGAGAGTAATAGAGTTAACTGTACAAACTGATAAATTACCTTTATTTGGCTTTCTAAAGTCAAATCCTACTCAAGTTTGGAAGAATGGGGAACACTACAAATTTACCTACTATGAGCCTATAGACGAGGCTTTGACGGGTTTTCAATACAAAGACCTATATGTGTCTATCAAAGACGAAAAAGAGGAAGTAGAGGGCTGGGAATTAGTCAGAGATTTGAAGATGGCTTTGGCCAGTCAAGAATTGCTGACAATCCTGAAAGATTTAGAGGTAAACAAATTGACAGAGCAACGGCAGGGGCTTGGCATGGAGTTGAAAGGCTGGATTTTTGACCTGATTTGTAACGGCATTTATACCAAAAATGAGACTTCACTTTTTGTCAGACTGCTATTTGTGAATGGGTACAGTTTTAGTCAGCTGGTGGACTTGTTTTCTGCAATCGTTAAACGCAAAGACCTAGCAAGCTATTTTTTAGAAGTAGCAAGAATATTTTATAAGGAGGTAGCATTTGAATAGTAATGACATTGTAAATAAAATCATTGACGAAGATCAACAACAACTACCGCCTACTATGGTAGACTTGACCCAAGCAAGGGAGACCGACGAGGAACACAATAGCCTGAATCTAACACCTAAAACCAAAGGGAAAGGCTTTGCGGTTACCTTGGACAATCTCAAGAAGATTTTAAGTGGAGATAGCAAGCTAAAAGGGGCGATACAGTACAACTCCTTTACTTATGAAATTGATGTAACTAAGCCTCTAAAACTCAATGGTAGAATCTTAGACGGTGTAATCGATGACTTGATTATCAGAGAAATTAGAGTTTACATTGCAACGAAATACAAGATAGACTACAAAAAAACTGATATAGCTGATATGCTGGAAGTGGTTGCTGGTGAGCATAGCTACAACCCTTTAAAAAGCTATCTAGAGGGGTGTGAAAGCGAATATAAACAACTGGTAAATCAGCATGGTCCCTTTGAGATCTTAAGATACTATCTAAACATTGAAGATAATGAGTATAACCGTATTATCATGGACTTGTTTTTCCGTGGAGCGGTTGCCAAGGTGTTTTACCCTACCGTTAAGTTTGACTTTGTGTTGGACTTGACTGGACAGCAAGGAGTGGGAAAGACACAGTTTTTTGAGGGGCTTTTTACTCACAAGTATTTTACAACGGTTGAAACATTCACAGATAAAGACGACAAAGCCAGAATGGTCAGAAACTGGTGTGTGTTTGATGATGAAATGGTGGCCAGTAAAAAGGCTAGTTTTTCAGAGTTGAAGAAATTCATTACCGAAACAAAACTTGAGTATAGGCCTCCATACGCTTCAAGTGACAGGCGATTGCCTAAGAGTTTTATTATTGTGAGGGCAACTAATGATCATGATTATTTGAACGATCTAACAGGGGAAAGGCGCTTTCTAGTTGCTGAGGTACACAAGGACACCGCTTATAAGGGCAGGAAATGGACAGAGAAAGACCGTAGAGCCTTTTGGGGTGCTATGGTGGTAGCTTGGAAGTCTAACCAGTCTTTGACGCTGACAGATGAACAGGAAAAGCTAGTAAACGATGTAAGAAGTCGTTACAAGTTTGTAGATGAAACCCTTGAGGATTTGGAGCGTTATTTAGATATTCCTTACCCCAAAAGAATGTATCAGTTCCCAATTACTGATAGGACAAGATACTATTACATTCATGACATGATGAATAATGGTTGTCACGTTGGGAGCAATGGTAAAGAAATCCCTTTAGATACGGATAAATACGGGGAGTTGGTGGAAAGGGACAAGGTGGCAGTAAATTTATTCTTTTCTGAGGTTTATTTGAACAATTCCCCCAACCCAAAAGATAAAAACAAGGTTAAAAAAATCATGCAAAATAAAGAGGGCTGGGAATCAAGGAAGTCTTTAAGATTTGGTAAGACTATCAAGCGTGGATTTGCCAAAATAGAAAATTAAATTGATTGTAGGCAGTGTAGGCAAACATGTCAAAAAGTGCCTACACACCTAAACCCTTGATAT